ACGTCCTTCGGCAGGAGGCCGGCCTTCTGATCCGCATAGATCGTGTCAGCACTCGATGCACCTTTGTTCAGAGCTGCTGGCGGACCGGAGTTGACCCAGGAGTTCTGCCCGAGTGTCTCGCTGTCCATAGCTCCGCGGGCTTCTGGAGAATACATCTGACGGTGGGCACGCCAAGCGTTATATTCCCCGTTGGCTCGAAAACCGTTGCCTTCAGCAGCGTGTCCGTAATAATCGTGCACGGCGCGGAAGAGGTCGTTGTACGTCGCATCTTTGCCGCCCATCTTGACTGGAGCCTTCTCCATCATAGGATGGTTAGATGGCGCCGCATCGGACGAACCGAACCCCTCCTCTGTAGGATAGATGCTCATGTGATTGTTATCGCGTACATCGGCGTGCATATCGCGCGGGTTCGTGTACGGATAATCCTTGTCGAGATCTACCTTGACGCCAGCCTTCTGCATCTGCTTGTACTGCGCCAGGGTCTCAGACTTGAACTCGTCGTACGACTTTTTTACTTTCGGGTCCGTCGGGTCGTGCTTCATCGCCTCGTAGGCGTCGCCCACACTCTTCGCCACCTTAGGGTCGATGTAGCGATAGTCTTGGAGTGGGGGCGTGTCGATGCCCGCGGATTTCTTGTACGCCTCGGCGGCTGCCCGCGCCTTGCCGTTGGGTCGGTCACCCTCCGGGGCACCTTCGAGCGGTTTCTCGCCAGCAGATTCAGTGGCCGTTGTGCCGTTGTGATTGCGGAAATAGTCGGAATTGAATTTGTCCCAGCCCTGCTCTTTAGCAGTCTGCTCGTGGCCCGGCGCGACGTGCATCTCGTCCCCGGTCGGCGTGCGCTGCGGGATTGCGGACTGCTTCGTCTTCGCGAGTACTTGCTGCATCTCAGGCGCGGACAGAGGCCGGTCGGTATCTGCTACCACCGTAGGTTCGTACACACCGTGCTTCTCCGGCGTGAGCACTGACGCCTTCGTGACCTTAGCGCCGGTAGATTCGACAGCTCCCGTCGCTTCCTGTTTACTCATCTGGCGAAAGCCGGGCTCACCTTTGTTGCCCTGGTTCAGGCCGATGTTGAGCGTACCGCCGCGCTGCTTGTTACGGCTGCCGGCGGTGGACTGTTTACCGATGTCGCCCGCGGCGCCTGTCTGACCGGAGAGCCGCCCCAGGATGCGGCGCTGTTCATCTGACATCGGTCGACCGCCAGCCAGTTGGTCGTTCGCGTTGTATTCCGAACGCGGGTTGCGCTCGACGCCGAACGATCCGCCGCGCTGCTTGTTGCGTGACGCAGCGTTGTTCAGCTGGTTGTCGTTCTGAAACGAGAACGCGCCGCGCTGGCCGGGCGGTACGTTGAGCTGACCGGGCGCAATGCTGTTGGGGCGCGGGCGCACCTCGAAGACGTGGTCGCCGACCGCGTGGTACGCACCGCCAGTGTGGTCGGCATCTTTCTTCGTGACATCGTAGCCCAGCTTCTTGAGGTTGCTGTAGGCGCCGGCCGCACCGTCAGAGACCTGCGCGTCGCTGTGCAGTACCTGACCGCGGGCGTGCGCGTCGTCAGCCGCACGCTGTAGCATCCGCGTACCCCAGCCCTGCCCGCGGTTGCTCGGCACGACCTGTGAGGTGGAGACCTGGCTCACACCCTTCTCTGGGTACTCGGTGACGTGCATCTGCCCGGCGGGCCCTAGCTCGTTGCCAGGGACGCTGTAGCGGTGGTGGGTGATCTCGCCCCGCGTGTCTTTCTCGTGTTGGATAGCGTCGCGCTGGCTCAGGTCACCGACCGCGCCGCGCATCTTCCCGCCACCGACACGCGCGCCGAGCGGCTGTTCACCACTGGCGGGCGGGTTCATCGGTTTCCCGGAACCGAGCCTGTTACCGTTGCGGTCAATAAGCCGCGACTGCACCGCCCGGTCGCGGGCCGCTTCGTCCATGTGTCCGGTGGTCTTCTCCACCGCGTTCTCTATACCGCGACCGATGAACCTACCCGCCACGGGGATCTCGTGCGCGAGGCTCGCCACAAAGTTGCCGCCATGCGTCACCGCGCGGCTGCCGAGCCCTGTGCGTTCGGTCTGCGCAGCAGATCCAGGGTAGTGCTTGTCCATCGCCAGCGTGTTGCCGGCGTCGTTCAGTATTTTCAGATTTTTGAGAACGTCGGGACGATCTTCGAACGTCTTGGGTGCGTTACGCGCGTACTGATTCGCCGAGTTGTAGAACGTCCGCGCATTCCAGGTGCCGTCAGCGTTCGTGCCCGCGGCGTGCATGCGGCTCGCGACGTGCGCCTGCAGCTCGCGGATAGCCGCCGCGCTCGCATCCGCCAGCTCGCCTGTGCCTAAATGCGCGCCGGCCTTGAGCACGTTCATCACATGCGCGTGTTGGTCGGTAGGTAGGTCGGAGATGTAGTCCGCCACCTTGTGCGTCGGGATGGCGTGGTTGATGCCCTGGCTATCGGAGGGTGCCAGCAGCTTCTTGATGCCGGCAGGCTCTTCGAGCATTTGCGCCTGGTGCGTGCGCATGGCGCGTGCTTTGGTGAACAGACCTGGTCCACCCTGCTCGGACACGTCGGTGTCGACGTGGTCCTTCAGCTGCTTGACGGTGTGCGCGTTGTCCATCGTGCGATTGCCGTTCAACCACTCGCGGAACTTCTCCGCCGCGCCAACGCTACCTGGACCAGCGGCGCTGTTCGGCGTTCCGTCGCCCTTATCTCCTACCGTCTTCAACTGCTGTAGGCGCGCCTGCGCGGAGCGGCGGAAGCCTTCAGGCATGTAGTTCGCATCGTCCTTCAAGAAGTCATCGGCACGGGTCAAGAACTGCGGTAGCGGCTGGTTGCCGTGCACTGCGCGAGCCTCGTCATACGTATCGTCGGTGGCCTTGTCGAACCACCCCTCAATACCCTGGATAGCATTTCGGATGACGCGGCCACGGTTATCGAGCGTCTGACTGTCGACACTATCGCTAAACTCGGACCCGATGCTGTTGTGGACGTTCCCGGCGGCAGTGTGCAGGGCGGCGTTCTCGCTCGCGACCTGCTGACGCATCGGCCCGCTGCCGACTTCCTTCGCCTGGTAGTCGTCGCCCGTGGCGTTATAGTCGCCCTTGATAGCGGACTCTCGACGTGTGGGCAGCCCGCCGTTCGACAAGTTATCCAGCGCGTCCAGGTGCCCAGCCCGTTCGACTTGCTCCTCCGGTGGCGGGAGCTTCTCCTGCGGCCCTGTTTTGGCAGGTTCATTGAACAGGCTCCCGGCAGCGACCGCCGGAGACGGCTCAGGAGCGGCGTTCGTGGGGGTGGGTGCTACCGTCGTACCGCCAGCTTCGGCGCTCGGCGCCGCGGGCGCGTTCTCCTGCGCCGCACGCCGTGCGGCCACCCCTTCCCGCACCAGGGCGCGCTGTTCGGGCGACAAGGACATGTCGACCGGCGCGTTGTCTGACTCGGGCAGCGTGACGCCGCCCGGCGCGGAGGGTTGGCTTTTAGGCGCGGCCGGCGAGTTGCCGGCCTCGCTCATGGTCCGGTGGAGTGTACCCTCCGGGAACGGAACGGGGTTCGGCTGGGCGCGAAGATCGTCGCCCGACAGCGGCTCGCCCACGTCCGGGGAGGGGGATGGCGTCTTGGGTGCTGCCCCTGCGCCCGGCTGCATCGCGCGGTGGGCAAGCGCGCCCGCCAGCATACTCGCGGCGGCGCCAGTGCCGGCGTCGGCACCGACATCGCCGGCCGCCTGCTGCACGGTGTTGGCCGTCGCACCGGCCGCCGCCGACTTAAGCGCGCCCACCGCCCCACCCTCGCTACCGATCAACGCCGGGGCGACACCTTCGCTGCCCGCGTGCGCGTACCAGTTGAGGTTGGTCGGCTCCTGCACGTCCACCGAGCTGGCGCCCAGCGCTTTGCGTGCTTTCTCTTTGATCCAGTCCGAAGAGCCTACGTCCTGGGAACGGTCTTCCATCGGCGCAAGTGCGTCTGGGATAGGTTTGCCGGTAGTCTCGTGGTACAGGTACCCGGCGGCAGCCTTACCCAGCTCCGTCACGTTACGCGCGGTGTCCACGGGCAGGCCTGCAACGTCCGCGATACCTGCCTGCAGGCCGCTGGCGACGGCTTGTCCGGCGCCGCCTACGGTCTGAGACGGCGCGTTGTCTACCGCGTCGTCTGCCGGCGGTGTCCAGACCGCGTCGCTGGTCGGCGGGGTCCAGGCTGCGTCTGCCATTACTGGCCGCCTTTGATGTGCGGCTTACCGTTCGCGTCCGCATACTTCGCGCCCTTCGGGAGCGCGTCGTACTGCACCTGCGAGGTGATCGTCGGCGCGGCGCCGCTACTGGTCTGTCCAGGGCGTGTAGGCTGAGTCTCCGTCTGCATCGGGAAGTGCTCCTGGTTCCACGAGTTGAACTGATTCGCGTCCTTACCCGCGTGCAGGTACGCCGGCACGCGCTTCGCGGAATCAAGACTGTACTGCGCGGTCTTCGCGCCACGAGATATCATATCACGTAACGCGTTCGGATCCATACCGGGGGACGGGTTCAGATCGTGCATCACGGCGTCGGACTCTTTCTCCGTCATCTTTGAGAAAATCCCTTTGCCAGACTGCAGCGCGGCGTTGCCCAAATACTTCGCGATCTCCTGGTAGTCGCCGGCCATATGGTCCTGCCAGCCGGCGGGGAGCCACTTCGCGTACTTCGCCAGCTCCGCGTTCCATGCGCCGCCGTCGTAGTTACCCTTGGCGAGCGTGTCCTGAGCGGCTTTGTACATCGTGAGTGCAGCGGAGGCCGCGCCCACGCCCTGGTTCGAGGTCTTCGCGAGATCGTTGCGTGCCGCTGTCTGGTTCTTCATGTCCTCCATCACGGGCGGCGGCGGTGTAGCGCCGATGGCCGGCTTGTACGGCTGCCCGTTGAGTGTAGGTGCGTAGTCGTACTTGCTATCGTGTAGCGCGTCCGTAAGCTGCGGGTCGATGTTGCCCTGCGCGTTTCGCGCGGCGCCGGTCCCGTTCTGAGACTTCGGTGTGCCGCTGGGGTTGGTCGCGGGAGCGGCCGAGTGGTTGGCCTGTGCGGTATCAAGTGCGGACTGCGCGGTCGCGCGCGCCTCTTGAACATGCGCACCGTTCGGGTTCTGCGCCGCGCCGCCGTTCGCTCCAGGCAACTTCTGCATCTGCGCCTGGACCATAATCCAATCGCCCGGGCCGTTGATGTTCTTCGCTCCACCCATCTGCGCGGCCTTCCACGGCGCTACTTTGATGGAGCCGCCGTTACCGTCCGGCATGTCGACCGACGGGGTAATAGCTTCGTGCGCCATCTTGATGTACTGATCGGTCGATAGGCCAACCTTCTCGACACCAGGGATCGGTATGCCTGTGGACTCGTCGCGGTAGACACCCGCGTCGTCCTTCACGGCCTTGCGGTCCGTGTACTGGTGGACGGAACCCGCCGCGTGCGCGGCGAAGAGCCGCGCCTGGTCCTCTTCGTCGCGGTCTTCGTTCGGATCGTTCGCGAACTGTTTCTTGAGAGCCGCCACCACTTCAGGGTGCGATGCCTCAAGCACGTTCATCGCCTGACCGCTGGGCGCGTTCGTCACCGCCGAGAGCGCGTCGAAATCGTTACGTGAATCTTGCTGTACCTGCGCGACACGCTGCGCCTTCCAGATGTCGATACGTGTCTGCACACTCTTCGGGCCCATACCCATCTGGTCTTGGGGGTCGACCATATACGCATCGTTGAGAGCCTTCAGCGAGCCTGGCGGCACGGGCGGAATGTAGTACTGGTTGCGGAACGCCTTGTCGATAGCGCCCGGGTCCAGAATAGACGTGTCCACAGCGCCGGAATTGTTCCGCGCGTCGGTGAGTGCCTTCGGTTCTCCACCCTGCCCGCCGCCGTTGGCGGGCGGGCTGTCGATCCCGCCAACCCCTGACTGATCGTCCTGGCCGCTCGACATGGCGTGTAGCTTAGCCAGGATCATCGGCATACGCGCGGCCGTCAGCTGATTCTGCATGGCCGCGGCCTGCGTCTGCTGCTGGGTCATCTGCGTGTTCGCGGCGGTGTTCGCCTGGCTCGTGATCGCGTTAGGGCCGGAGTTTGAGTTTGCGATGTTGGCGAGCCCTAGCGCGAGATTGCTCTGGTCAGAAATGTCAGCCATTACCAATCTCCCAGGAAGTTAGACACATCACTGCCGGCAGTGCTGCCAGCGTCGGTCACACTGTTCCACGCTGTGTCGCCGCTAAGGTCCATCCCGATGGATGGGTCAGTGATACCGCTAGAATCGAACGTAGGGGTAGTGGTTGCACCAGAAGTCCACGGCTGTCCAGTGCTAGGGTCTACGCTCGTGTTGCCGGTGTTGGTCATGTTGTACTGGCTCGCGTTCGCGCCGTACGGGTCGCTTGAGGTACCGTTACCGACGGTGCCGTTCGGGTTGCTGCCGCCATAGTTCATCGGGCTGACGCCGCTACCGTTCAGATAATTGCCGGCGGCGCCGATCAGTCCGGTGCCGGCACCGTTCGGGCTGAAGAGCCCACTCGTCGCGCCCGCAACGCCCGTGTACTCTCCCGCCTGCGCGGCGCCGATGTTCATCTGGTTCTGGCTGATGTTGTTCGCGGTGGTCTGGTTCGCCGTCTGTAGGCCCTGGTTCGCGGTCGTGCCGAGCCCCGCCGCACCCATCAGCTGACTGATGTACGTGTTGTAATCCTGTGAGGCGGTGCCGGTCACATACTGACCAATAGCTGCCGCAGTGTTCGGAGTGTACGCACTACCCATCGCAGCGGCCTGGCGCTGGGTGGCTTGCGTGCCCTGCTGCACAGCGAACTGGTAGCCGGGCATGTTCAGGAAGTTCGAGGGGTTCGCCGTCTGACCGTTGAGCCCTAAAGAAGACTGCAGCGCGGTGTTGGCGCCCTGACCAGTCTGCTGCTGCGTCGACCAGATATTATTAATGTTGCCAAGGTTGTTCTGCTGCGTGGTTATCGAATTCTGGTTCGCGTTCTGTAGCGCGTTACCGGCGGCGACGGCGCCGCCGATGGTAGAACCCGCCTGCAGAACGCCGGGCAGCGCGCCCGTTATCGTGCTTGCGAGAGAAGAGTCTGTGCTTGCCATATTTCCGTTCGTCCCCATTGAGCTGTTGCTCATCGTTGCGCCCGCGCCTACGGCGCCAGCGGCTCCTAAAACGCCTAGAGGGTTTGGACCCATCTGCCTGGCGCCGCTGCTAGGCGCCGATGCGCCCGAGTTATATGTCAGTCCGGGGTTAGACCCCGTCATCGGCGCGGAGCCGCTCGTGTTCGCTCCGCTCTGCTGCGGCTGGCCGCCGTTTATCAGTGAGTTAACCGGGGCCGCGGCCGCGCCCGTAGCGGCCTTCCCTATGAGGTTGTTCGCGCCGGAGGAAAGACCGTCGCCGCTAAGCGCGCCGCTTATACCACCGCCGATCCCACCCATCACCGCGCCGGTCAGCAAGCCCTTCCCGATATTCTGCCCGGTGAACGCGCTGTTGAGCGTGCCGCCCACGGCACCGTAGGTCGCGCCGCTCGCGATACTGCTCGCGATAGGGCTTGCGGCCCCGCCTACCGCCTGCGATGCGAGCGGTGCTAGCTCACCGCCGATGCCGGCGGTCAACGCACCGACGGTCCCCATCAGCGCTACCTTGCCCAGGATCTGGTCGAAGAGAGACGGCGCGTACGCGCGAGCGTCGGTCGTGTCCTGTACCTGAGTGGTGATCTTCTGCTGTTCGGCCTGCGGTAGTGCTTGGAACTGCGCTACCGACATGCCGCCCGTTTCCTGGTTCCACTCTTGTGTGTCGCTGGTGTTGTAGTTACCAGCCTGCATTGTGTTGAGCGCGGACGTGACATTGCCGGCGTTAGCGTTGTTGCTCCAGCCCGAGGAGGCGGTGCTCGGGCCGTCGCCGCCTCCTTTTACGTTCGCCATTTTTGTTCTTAGATCACTTCTGCGTAGCTTCGTAGACGTGCATGCCGCCGATGCCGAGCAATGCGAAGAGCATGGTAGTTATCGTGCTGGTGTCGACGGACGGCAGCGTGACCGGATGTCCTACAAGTGTGCACGCCCACTCGATGGGGGCCTTCAGTATCGCGAGCGTGAAGCCGATGACGCAGACCCAGCCGGCGCCGTCACGGAAACTCATCCCAGGCTTTGCTTCGGCTGCGGCGTTCGCCTTGATCTGTTCTATCTGAACCTGGTACTGGTCGTCGATAGACTTAAGCGATCCTTGCAGCTGGGCCTCAGCTAGCGCTGCCTTGGCTTCCGCTGCCTTCGTCTTGTCCGGGAAGATCTTGTCGATGACGGTGCTCGCCAGATCAGCGATGGACCCAATGCCTGTGATGTCACCCATTCGGATACTCCCCAGTCAGAAAATACTTAGCGATGCGCGTGGCGCGGCCAGGCTTCTCGAACCCGTCAGGCTGCACTTCCTTAGCCCACATGCTCGCGAGTAGATGGTCATGCACGCCCTGCCAATTCTTCGCAGTTATGAGCGCGCGCGTCGGAGCGAACTGCTCCCACTTGCCACCCATGTTGAACGCGATCTCTGTGAGTGCGTTCTTGCGACACTCGGTGTCGCAAGATTCAAACTCCGGCCAGCGCGATGCAAGCCGCATCGCGTTCATGATGTCAGTGCAGAACCAGCGGTCGCTGGTAGATTGCGGAACGGTGAACCCTTCCCAGCTCCGGCCCGGCGCCGGACGCGGCATCAGATGCCCGCGGCCGCACGTCCAATTGCCACGAGTATCGAGATAGGCCGCGAGTTCATCCCTCTCTGCAGCGTCCAGATCAACTGCCAGACGCCTATCGATTGACGGATCGAGAACGGTTTCATTCGTGATTGTCATGTTGTGGTTTCCTCACCTGAAATTGGATGTCGTGGACAGTGTCTTTGATGTCGTCCAGCGATTGCTTCATCGCTGAGTTCTGCTGCTGGATCGTCGCCAGCTGATCGTCGTGCTTCGCGACGTGCGTCTCTGTCTGAGCGTTCTTCTCTTGCAGTTCGACTATCTGCTGATTTACCTGGCCGCCATGATAGACGGAAGTGTACAAGCCGCCGGCTGTGGTGATTATCACAGCGGCGGCGGCCCAGGTCGACTCCATTGTCCATTTCAACATCGACATTACTCTCTCACTTCGTCGGAAGTCCGGCAAATGGCACGCCCTGCGGCGGCGGCGGCGGCTGCGGCGGCGGCTGCGGAACATGCTGCTGCACGTACTGGTACGCCTCCACCCAGGCGACAGCTTCCATGCCGGTTGACTGAACGCGCTGCAGAAACTCAAGAATGTTTTTTGCGATGCGCTCCGGGATCGGCGCATGAACGTTCGGGTTCACGCGCACGGTGGCGTTCGGGTGATCCTTCAGCGCGGCCTTTATGTGCTGCGCTAACGCCTCACCCTGCGCCCTTGATTCTTCATTTGCATCCGTCATGACTCACCTCTATGGTTGAAATTGATCATTGCAAACTGTAAGTTAAAACTGTCGAGTTCATACCCTTCGTACCTGAGGCGGTGAAGCCGGTAGACGAGAGCTGCACGGCTGTCCCGGACACTACGCTGCGATAAAACGAGACCGTCCCACTACCTGGGGTCATCGCCGCGGCGCCGAAAACTCCCGCGGTGGCGTCTTCCAAGAAGACCGGAACAACTGGGTATTGCGTGGCCGGTTGGCACGCCGCCGGGAGGCCCGTCAACGTCATCGTTGTGGCGTTCGAGGTCCCCGTGACGTTTGCCGAGTTAGCCAAGGATATGGTGCAGATCCCGTTAGCTATGGTGTAGTGGAACGTCCCGCTGGGGGCCGTCCCGCTGAACCCCGTGAGCGTACCGGTGAAGGTGCCAGCCTGGAACAGCAGCACGCCGTTCAGGTAGTAGCTCATCGCGTTGACCGTACCGGCGCCTTCGTTGCCTCCGGTAGGCGCGCCAATTATTAAACCACCGCCAGTGACCGTCACTGGGCCGGGTAACGTGATCGGCCCGGCGCCGCCGATAGATATTGTAGCGTACGGGGAGCTGATGTTGCCGGTTATCGATATACCGGGACCAGAGATAGCGTTGCGAACGTCCGCTCCCTTCAGCTGGTTGCTGATCAGGTTGCGGAACCAGGTCGCATCCCACGCCGCGGGGATGTTCAGCGTGGTCGTGCTGGAGAGACCCGGCTTCGACTTGAGGATTATCGCCACGTTACCACTTGCACGGCTCAACCATCGCGGTCACATCGACCGTGAACGTCGGCGATGCGTCCGTCACGCGAAACTGCAACACCAAGCTGTAATGCTGACCGAGGTTCCACCAGATCGCGCGATTGTCCGTGTCGCCCGGTAGGCCTAGCGTCTGTGAATCATCGCCCGACACATCGAACGTTTGACCCCAGTTGTCGGAAAGGAGGAGGCTGATCCGCGGTGCTACGCCTGGGGTTGGACCCTCCCCAGCCGTCACCACCGCCTCAACGCGGCGCACGGTCTGGCGATTGTTCTGATTGTAGATCGGCTGCGTCGTGAAGGCGCACACAACCGGTGCGTTCGGATTGCCGAATTCTGTCTGGACGGTGTCGTCCAGGTAGCCGATGGTGCCGCTCTCGGAATCGCCGATCAGCTGCTTGCCGAACCCGTTGAAGTAGCACAGGCCGCGGTACTGGATCTCTTGACCGTTCAGCACCGACACCAAATCAAACCACTGCTGTGTCACGCAATCGTAAACGAGCGTGCGCTCAGCGAGCGGTATAGTCAGAATGTAGAACGGGTGCCCGTTCCACGTCGGTCCGCCAGCGGGCGAGGTCAGCGCGTACATGCCGGTGAGCAGACCATTCTTCGCCGCGTTCGAGAGTACTGCTTCGATGCCCGCCGTCGAGATGCGCGTCGGCGTCTGGCCGTTACGCCGTCGCACGGTGAGGTCGTTGCAGACCCACATCACCGAGTTGTCCTGCAGCGCGACGCTGTAGGGGCAGAGCGGATGCACACCGTACGTCATGTACGTGTCGGCCGCCGCGCTGAACGGCGTGCCTGTCGGGTTGCCCGTGTTCACGAAACCTTCCGATGAGCGCGAACCGAACGCGACAATTTCTCGGTGGTCTACGCAGAGCGCGTAGAACGGGTCCGTGCCGAACTGCCGATTGAACGATGCCGCGGTGGTGAAGGTGATCTGCGCGTTGCCAGACACCTGCCGGCCGTCGTCGTTGAAGAACGTGTACGATCCCTGACCGTTATTGTTGTTCGCGAGGAATACAATGTAGCTGTCGACGAACCAGCAATCTAGCGCGCCGCCGAGCGTCAGGAAGAACGAGCTGGTGAGCTGCTGCATGCCGCCACCACCACTGAACGGTGTGTAGGTCCAGCAGGTATCAGTTCCCGGCACCAGGATCACTAAGCACGCGCCGTTGTCGGTCATGCGTACGAAGCCGTTGCCGATGAGCCCGCTGACGGATCCCGGCACGAGTGTGAACGCGCCCAAGGCGCTAACGGTGTATAGATCGAATCCGACGACGGCGTACACTACGCCAGACATCTCCCACATGCCGCGCAGCGGGTTCGTCAGGCCGCTCGGCGTGAACGCTGAGAGTCCTGGCCAGCGCCGGAGGGACGCCGGTTGCTGGTCCTTCATATCATCCGGCTGCGTCTGCGGCGCCGGCTCCGGGTAGCACCCGATCAACCGCTTCGAGCCAGCGCGCAAATCGGCGAGCTGGTACGAGGCGAGCGGGAGCGGTATGACAGTCGGTTGCGCTTGACCCATCTCAGAACCAATACGAACCACCCCACAAACCGCCGTTGGCTCGTGAGAGTTCCCCGAGATCGCTCTCGGTGTACTTGAGGTACCGCTTCGTCAGGCGCCGGCTAGCCTGATAGATCTGCGCGCCGAGGTCGTAACCATTGAGCGGGTCCGGCGAGGGTGCGATAGCGATGCCGTAGTGCGGCGAGAGCCAACCGGCTAGAATCCACTTCACGTCCCCAATGTCTTCGTCTTTGAGAGGCGCGATGCTATTCAGCTGCGCAATAGTCTGCGGGTACCAGCCGATGTTCCCCCAACCGTCGCGCATCTGCGTCAGAAGGTTGTCGTTGAGGATCGTCATCCCGTTGGCGGACTGCGTGGCCGTCGGTTGACGGCCCTCGCGTACGACGCCAAGCTTCTGGAAAGCTTCGGTGATGATCTGCTGGTTAGTCTGCGCCACTACTGCCTCTCAGTCCAATGTCGAATCGCGTGGCAGTTAGCGCAAAGAACGACACACTTGCCTATCTCTGCTCTTACAACTTGCTCGCTGTGTCCTCCGGCGATCAGGTTCTGCACAGATCCCAGCTTATCCGCCGGATTCATGTGATGGAACTGCAAAACAGCCGGATGGTAAAACCCGCAATCTACGCAGCCCGACTTCTTAAGGTCGCCTACGAAAGATCTTATCTTGGAGCGACGACGTTGCTGTCGTACTCGATCATTTTCCTTGTATTTCCCAGGAAACTTTTTGCGCGCAGGAATATACGCGCCAGTACGGTACCGCTCTTTCATGTAGGCGGCGCGTCTGCGTTTCTGTTCTATAGATCTAGCAACAGGGTCGCTCGGTAGCGGTACGTGCTTGCCCATAGACAATCTCCTGTAATTAAGGTCGAGGCTACCTATTATAATGATGTAACCTCGTACCTGTCAAAATATGGTGGGTCCGTTGCTCTGAACGGTTTCCAAAAGTCACGTCTACTTAATCAGGTGGACGTTCACCACCAGCGCCTTACTGGGTGAGGGCAGCGGCGCTGATTTTCTTCTTTTACTGCACGCGGAACCAAGTACGCGGGTTCACTGCCGCGCCCGAAGCCGGCTGGAAGCCGTTCAGGGTGTACTTGTACTTGACCGTCGCAGCCGCGCTACCGCCAGCGGTTGAAGCCGCCAAGGTAATCGTTGCCGGGACGCCAAGTCCAGACGCCGCAATCACGTCGCCAGTATTGGCGTTGATCGCAGTGATCGTGAGCACGTCAGCCGTTGCGCCTGACACGTTGCTGATCTCAGCACAGCAACCGTCCACCGGGTTCAGCGGAAGGTTGATGGTGACGGCGATGGCGCCGCCACTCGTGTTATTCAGAAGCAGCTGGTTCGTCTGCATGGTGATCGTCGAACCCGTTACCAGGGTCGCTCCACCGTAGAAGTCGAACGGAATGCCCACTACGTCGCCGTGCCCATATCCAACTTGAATGTTAGCCATTTTCTATATTCCTATGGGTTAGGCAGCCGACGCGACTTCGATGTTCCGCACAGCCAGCTCGGGGTAAGCGAGCACTGCACCGACAATCGAGTCGAGACGAGCCGGGAGCACGTCGTTAGACGGATCCCACTGTTGCGCGAAGCGGATGTTGTACCCTTCGAACGCTTCCGCAGCCGTCATCTTGACGAGGGGGCTGAGGTCGAGCATCGGGGGGTTCGCAAACACAATCGCGTCACGGTACCAGCCGAGGGACTGCTTGATCAGCGCGCCGTTGAGCGCGGCAATCGCGGCAGCACCGCTCTGACCGAACACGCTGATGACCGCGCCGGCAGCCGGCACGTTGTCAACGTTCTGGTAGGCACCACCAGTGATGATGCCGGGGGCAATCGGGATCGAGATCGCACCAGCGGTGTCGCTGATGGTCGCGGTCACGACGAACTGCTTGGGACGGCCGAGGGACGCCTTCGTCTCAGGGTCGACTTCGTTCACGCCCGCAATGCTGATGACATCGCCTGCGTTCAAGGTCGTGAGACCCGCCGCCCAGCCGTTGGTGTTCAGGGTGAAGGTGGAAACGAACGCGTTACCCGCGCCGGGGTTGGACTGACCAGCGCCGTTGACGACCGGGGCCGCCGTGGTGCTGAACGATCCGATGACGTGCGTCGGCAGCTTCGTGTTACGGAAGCAGACGTAGCCCGCGGCCTTATCCGCAATCACGCCTTCCAACCACTGGTCGGAGATCGTCGATTCGGGATTGAAGAGGCCTTTGTTGTCACGGACGAAGTACCGCGAGGTTTGCGGGGTCGCCGTGAAGGTGCGACGGTCGTCTTCCGGCGCCAGAGCTTCCGTCAGATACTGCTCGTTCTGGAGCAGCTGGTCGTAGGTTGCCGTGGTGTTGAAGGCGCCCGTGAACTTCGGCACGTTGTTGACCTGGCCCGTGGTGAAGTTCTCGATGCCGGCCGCAAGGCGCGCCATCGCAGGTTCGAGCACTTGCTCTTCGAAGTTGTTCAGCAACATCGCGCGCTCCACCGAGGTGAAGTTGATGTCGACGCCGAGCTGTTGGTTGACCAACAGGGTGGCGAAACGCTGGACCGAGTTCTGTGCGTTCATCTGCGGGCCAGTACGCAGAGTGTACTGGAACGGCAGACGGATCGAGAGCTGTTGACCCAAGATGACCCCGTTGATGGGGCCGGGCAGCAAGCTCTGGTAGTCACGGTTCGTACGACCCGTGAAGTTGCTCTTGGCGTGCAGCAAAACTAGCGCCTTGCGTGCGACCCATTGAGCGGTGATGAGTGAGTTAGCCATTATTCCTTTCCGACTTTATTTTAGTTCAGCCCGCGTCCCTTTCGTGCGGTCTCGCGTGCTGACTGTTTGCTGCCTCTGTGGCGACGAGCGAATTCTTCCATCGACATGTTTGGGTCGACGACATCTCGCCCGGCTACACGTCCGCCACCCGTTGTCGGGGTGGGGGGAGGCGGCGCCTTGGTGATGGACTTCTTTTGCCCTGTTTGCGCATCGGGCCTGGAGCTGTTCTTTGAAGTGGTACCTTCGGCTTCGATCTTCGCAATCAACTTGCCGATGGTGATGCACTGCTGAGCCGGAGACTGCTTCGCGGTGCGTATTGCCAACGCGGAGTCCTTTCCAAACTCGTACAATATGCGGCCGACGTGCTCTGATTGAGCGACGGCGATACCTGCGTCCGTGCACAGCTGATTCTGCGCGAGTACCGGATTCTTGGTAACCACCGCCTCGTAGTCTTTGTGCGTCTTCGCAAATTCCGCGATTCGCTTCTCGACTACTGCACGACGCTGCACCGCCTCATTCTGGCCGCTCATCTCGCGAACGATCTCGCGAGCAGCTATCACAGCCTGAGACTTCGTCCACTTCTGCATCTTGGCTCGATACTTGTCGTTATCGAAGGCGATATCCGGGTCCGCTAGATCGGGCATCGGCTCGTCTTCTACAACAGGAGGAGCACTTGCAGCGTCGGTCTGTGCGACGGTAGGTTTACCGCCGGCCTTGAGCCGCTCCAGCTCAGCTAAAGCATCCTTCAGCTGGCCCTGCATGTGCTTACCAAATATCTTTGTGCCTTCGAGCAGATCGTTCAGCTCTACTATGCGTTCCTCAGCAGATCCTTTCTTCGGTGCCGGCCGAGCGGAGGGAGCCTCTTCACCCTCATCTTCGCCAGTCAAGTCCGTGTTGGGATCCGTTTCATCGCTGTGGTCGACGGTTGCGGTGGACGGGTCCGCGTCATCGTCCGAAGTCCCCTCACCCGAGTCGGTCGGGTCGCCGAGTGTGCCGTCTTCGTCAACGATGGGGGCATCTTCGTCAACTAACGGATCCGAGGCTGCTCGTGCAGCACTGCCTCCCGGAGTGGCATCAACTTGGCCTGCGGCGACGGCAGCTACTGCGGCGGCGTCTGCGACGCGGGCGGGTGTCGCACCGCGAAATGGGTTCAACTTGTCGTCGACCTGCTTCTGCGGTTGCTTTGCATAGTTCTCTAAATCTTCACGAGTAAAAGCCATGAAAGTCTCCTGTTACACGAAATACGCTTTCGCGAGGCGGTCAGGTCTCACCCAGACATCGAGATCAAGCAGCTTTTTTCTGCTTCTTTGGTTTGGCAGCGGCCATCGCCTTCGCGGCGGCGACCTTCTGCTCATTCAACTCCGATTGATGCTTCAACGTCAGCGCGTGCTTCTCGCGCATGCGCTGCATCTCGGCCGCGTGCTGCTGGGAAGTGCGCTGCAGCTCCAGCTCGTGCGCCTGCTGCGCGCGCTGCGACTCAGCCTCAGCCTGCGACTGCTGTACCTGCTGGTCCTGCAGGTGCTGCGACAGCTGCGTGCGCTGGTCGAGCTGATGCTGCTGGACGGCGTGTGTCGCGTCCTGTAGGTGCCCGACGTGTTTGGCAGCGAGGTCCATCTGCGCCGATTGCATGTCGGTCTGCTGCTGGTTCTTGTCCGCCCCAATCTCGTGCGCGAGCTTAATGTTCGCCAGGTGCTTGCCGGCGGTCTCGTACTGGATTTTCTGCTGCTCTATCGGGCTGACCTTGGCGCGCGACTGCGCGATCTGCGCATCGGCGGTCATCTTTTGGGTCTTGCCCTGGAGCAACTGCATCTCAAGCTGCTGTTGTTGCTCCTGCATCTGTTGCTGCTGATTCTTCTTCGAGCCGACGCCTTCTTTCTTTTCCTTCTCGGTCGGCTGGATGATGCCCTGCTGGATCAGCGGAATCCGTAGCCGGTTCGCCATTTCCTGCGCGTCCGGCGAGTCGATGTTCTTCGCGATCAGGTCCTGGATCACGGGCGCCGCGCTCGGCATAGCTTCAGCGAACGAGATCAGCGTGTCGAGCGCTTCCTGTCGCGCCGACTGGAAGCTGGGTCCGATCACTACCTCAACGTCGTACGATCCCTTCGAGAGGTCGTGCATGATGTCGCCGGTGAACTCGTTCTCTTTGTTCAGCTCGACCATCTTCTCGACGCCGTCCTTACCGATGATGCGCTCGACGCGCTCGGAGTCCATTACGGTTGGGATCATGTCGACCATCATCTCCCAGGTGAGCTGGAGCGCTGACCCGTACCCGTCGATGAACTCGTAGCTGCCGAGGTCGGAGCGTTTCGTGTGCTGCACGAGCGCCTTACCAGAGACGCGGTTCATGTCCTCGGCGTTACCGAGGGCGGGGTCGAAGTAGCCGATGGTGGCCTGGATGTCTTGGATCGACATCTGCGCGAGCGCCATAGCGCCCTGCGGCAGATCAAGCGGAGGGGTGCGGAACGGCATGCCGCCTTCCGCGGTCTTGTCGACGTTGTACGGTAGGTACGGACGCGAGGCGACATTCGCCTGGTTCCACTCGTTCTCGTACCCTTTGATCATCGCCTCGGTAACGAGGTACGGCGCCTTCGGTAGGAGCGCTGAGCGCTCAATCATATCCGAGGACCGTGAATTATAACTGCGCTGCGCGTCCTTCGAGTGACGTATCAGCGACTGGAACTTCTTGCGGCCCTCGATGTTGATATAACGACCAGGGCAACGGACCACGGGGATGCGCTTCCAGTCGTAATAGTACGGCCCTTCGAGGATGTTGGAGCCGTCGACTTTTACCCACATGACCTGCCACTTCGTGGTCTTACGAATCATCTTCGCGCCAGTCTTTTTATTCCGCGCGATGCGGGTGACGCCGCTCTTCTCGTGCGTCAGGTCGTGATCTTCGAGGTGCTGCTCGGTAGCCTTGAGATCGGAGTCGTAGTCACGGACGGTGCCGTCCGTCATCTTCGCAATCCACTTCTCGCGCGGGACGCGCTCAAAGTATTCGGCGATGCGAACTTCCTTGTCCGTGAACCAGCCGTAGCTGTCGCGGGACATGTTAAAACTCGATCGGTTCCCGCGGTGATTGTCGCCGGTCGTGTAGAGGTTGTCGTAGATGTCGTCAGAGATACGTTCCGCGACGATGCAGCGGTTGGCATCGCCCGCGCACGCGTCGGCGCACTGCGGATCCCACACCACCGTCTGCGGGTTCGCGATGTTGATGACGCGGAGCACCTGGTCGAAGGCGCCCTCGCCGTCGTCCTGCATGTAGGTAGGCATGATGCGCCACGCACCGAAGCCGCCAGCAACAGCGAACTTGAACTGCTCTTTGTAGATCTGGTCAGCGCGGCTGGCCTGCTCGATAGAGCGGCACAGCCCGGCGAAAACTTCGGCGGTCGACTCGGACGCACCTTCGGAAGAAGGCCGCACCTTGCCTGCTGGGCGCGTCTGGCGCATATCCGCAACCACTATGTTCACAGGCTGTAAGCAGCGGTTGAAGGTATAGCACGGCTTGCCGCGACGGTTCTGGAGCACGACAGGATCCCACTGCCCCATAGCCTCGGCGTTGTATATGAAGTTCAGGTCTTCAGAGTGCATGCGGCGGTTCTCTTCCCACGCGCCGACACCGTCATCATAGAAATTGCGGATGCGCGACATGAGCGCACCCTCGTCCTCAATCTCGAACCCTGGCGAGTCGGGGAGAGTTCCAGGCGTTCCGGGAATCGACGAGATCAAGTCGATATTGTCGCCAGAGTTCGTCGTCATTTACGTCGGCATCTCGTCCAGGATTGCGCGCTGACCATCACCTACGTAAACACCGCTGAAAGAATTAGGGGGTACGTACTGTGCCTGCCCATCGTTCTTCCACTCGTGCACGGGTTTTTGGTCCTTGGTTTTTCGGCCGCTGTCTATCAGCCGCTGATGCTGGACGCGTACCTGATTTCGGATCGCGCCGTTCTTGAAGCTGTACGGGGCAACCTTACCCTTGCGCTCGATCACCAGGTTGTTCATGCCGGCGGTGATGTGCAGGGTGTAGGTGCCCAGCTGTACCTTGCGCCCGTTCGAGTCGACACGCCGCGGGTCCTCATCCTGCTGGCACTCCTCGACAACCTTACCGCTGGAGTCCGGACGCTTCACGAAACGCCAATCGACGGTCGTGGTAGGCGCACCCGTCAGATCCTTCCCTTCAACCTTGTGGGCCGACTGCTGTCGTAGACGTAAGCCCTCTTCATGCACCAATTTCAACGTAACACTCATGTGGTCTCACCCCTGTTTCTGTAGCTCGCTCGTGCGATTAAAAAATCTACCATCTCATCCTGTCTGCCTTTCAGCGCGGCCATCATGCGCTTGATGCCGATCATGTCCTTCGAGTAGTGATAGAACCAAAGCTTCCTACTCTTCACATCGACCAACATGAACGCGCCGCGCTTGCGGAATTCGGCCTCCACCTCACCGACGGGCATCAGCCGCTCCACACACCACCCTGTGTCGCCATGTTCGGATCCCAGCTGAACCACGGTAGGCCGCCCTCGCTGGCCGGCGGAGCCTTCGCCACATCAAAACCAGACATCACGTTATATCTGGTCGCGTCCATGATGTGGTCATTCTTTTTTATTATATTGCCTTTCTCGTCGCGACGGTACAGGCGCACTTCCTTGAACCAATTCGTCAGCGTGCTGAAGACGCGCAGCTGCTGTGTCGAGAGCATGTCCCAGGTCTGAACCAGACCAGACACGACAGTGTTGTCGGCCTTACTGACCTTCAGCCCGAGCCGGCAGTACGCGTCGATCAGTAGCTCGCCATCAGGGCCGCGCGCCTTCTGCGCGGCGGGGTCTATGACGCCTGGGATCCACTGGCCGCGGCGCATGATCGCCGCCGCGTGCACGGCAGGATCCGCCTGCCCGCGATAGTATTCGTCGTACGCCACCGCCGGATACCGGCGCTGGCCGGAGGCGTCATTGAAGCCGTTGTCGATGTCCCACGCGAACCAGATGACCGCGGTGCAGTTCCAGCCTGGATCCATCCCATACGAGCGCGGCCAGTGCGACGGAATGTCGAACGGCTCGATCTTCATCACGTCTTCGGGGATCGGGTAGATCGCTCCAGTGCCGTGACCAGGGATACCAGACTTTCTCGCCTGCAGCTGCCACGAGGGTACGCCCGCGAGGATCTGCTTCATCTCTTTCTCGCCCAAGTGGGGTACGTCTTGCATGTCTAAAAAAACGCAGGCTCTAGACATTTATACGATCTCAATAGATGTTTCATCGACAACTACACCCTCTTCTTCGCCCATATCCCACGCCGCTCCGGCCACTGCGTCGGGCTCGGGCGAAAGCTCGGGCATGAAGGCGATCATCAACTCGGAGACCCCCAGCATTGGCGTTTCGGTGAGCACCAGCGTACCGTTCTGTTCGCCGGGTACTGTGCTCATGAGACGCAGCAGGCACTCGGTATAGATTTCCAACTTTGGCTCTTCGTCCAAGTGGATCCGGTGCTGGCGCGTGCCCTGGAACGACTCTCGTCCCTGGTCGTACGACTTGAACTGCAGCGTTGAGATTCCGCCGGACACATGTCGCACGAAAACCGACTCAAACGCATCGGCGAGACCGTGTTTCACTGTCCGCCGCACCAAAAGGTCGCCAGGAATCATCCCGGTGCCGTACGCCTGCTCCTGGCCTGGCTTTCCGCAGAATTTTTCCTGCAAAATGTCGCGCGTGTTCTTCGCAGTGTCCGTCGCGACCCACATGTCTATCGGATGCGCGTAGCGGCGTCCGGGCCACCAGTCCGGGTAGAGCCCGGTGAGGTGCAGAACGTCAGCAAAGCACCCACAGTGCGTTTTCCCGGTGCGATTGCCACCAAATAGCGCAATCTCGTCGTCTGTTTTTTCCAGGGCGAAGAAGCGCATCTGCTTCGGGTAGTGCACCCTCCCGAGAGGGCAGTTTTTGAGCGCTGTATGGTCACTAGGATCCTGAAACCAGGTCACTATTTGGGTCTGATCCTGGATCTGCGCTCGTTGGCTCAGGATCCGGATCAGTTTCGTCGACTCCTGCAGGCTCAACGACTTCAAATTCTGCTTCGATAGCAGCTTCATCAGCTGCGTCGGGAGCGGCGAGTATACCCTGTCGATCAAATCTTGATAGGAGCGTGGTAAGTTGCGCATGGGCTTGGTCCAACGATAGGTTTTGCTTGACGTTGAGATCCACTTTCAGATTCTCACCGAACTTTTCCGGGAAAAAGTTCGCCGCGATGCGCCCGAGCATGCGCGCGTCGCCCTTAGTGGCGGCCGCGGAGGCTGCGTGGTCGAAGACAGACCGCGCAACCTGCCCGGCGTCGTCAAAATCTTTTTGAAACTTGCCGTTGCTGTTCAGCTCCTTGTGGAACTGTACGTTTGTAGCTCCGACGGAGCGCAGCGACTGCTTCATGTCCGCCGTGTTGGCGTACGTGATCAGGAACGCGCGGCGCTTCTCATCGGTCCAGTCAAACTCCGCCGTAACGCTCTGAGTTCTGGTGACGCCGATGCTCTCTTCGAGCCGGTTCACCGCGTCGCGGAACGTCTCGTTCCAGCTCAAGATCGCCAAAAACTCTGACTCGCTGCGCCCGCACGCGTCGGCAGCGAGCGCGAAGTCTTTCAGCTCCGCGTACTTCGCCAAAAAATTCTTCTCGCCAGCGCTAGGTACCGGCGGCCCAGCAGGTGCTGTACCCTTCTGCGTGTACTTGCGTCGGCGCGCTTCCTCAAGCTCAGGTACTCCCTTACCGTAGACCGGTACCTGGCCGCGCTCGATGCGCTGGCAGTCGACGCAGATACTGCCGTTCGCGACATAGCGCGCGGCGCGGTGGCCGGTGACGCATATCTCGCCGGTCCAGAAGTGCTTCCAACCGCGCACCTTCGCCTCATCTTTCGAAACGAACCGTGTCGGCTGGTGGTTGTACATGTCCGGCATACCGTCGCGCAGTGGTGCGACCGTTTCCGGCTTTATCTTGGGCCACTTACCCCACGGAGTGATCGGAGCGCCCGGCGTCTTCGCCTTCGCCATGCTCCCGAGCTG